AGAAGAATTATTACAATAATTACTATAATATATTATATAACTCATTATTTATTATAGATTAATTATTTTTTATTTATTATTTTACTGAAATTAATTTATAATATTATAATAATTTTAATATTATAATAATTTTAAAATTGATATAATAAATTATTATTTATATATAATAATACAATATGACCGAGCCATATGTAACTGATATGTTTGAAGTCGACAATATTATGTATTTTACGATTTCAAACATTGATGTTAGTTTAGCGAATGCAATTCGCCGTACTATACTATCAGACATTCAAATAGTTGCTATTAAAACATTTCCTTATGACAAAAATGATGCAACTTTTCATATTAATACTAGCCGTTTTAACAATGAAATCTTAAAACAAAGATTATCTTGTATACCAATTTATATTAGTGATTTAACGATTGACCTGGCCGATTATCTGGTGGAACTTGATGTGAATAACACCTCTGGTAATATTATTTATGTTACTACACAAGATTTTAAAATTAAAAATATAAAAACCAATAAGTATTTATCAAATGATATATTAATAAAAATCTTCCCGCCAAATAGCATCTCTAACAATTATATTGAGTTTTGTAGATTGAGACCGGCTTATTCGGAAGATAGCCAAGGTGAACATATCAAACTATCAGCGAAGCTTTCAATTAACTCTGCTAAAGAAAATGGCTCGTTTAATTGTGTTTCTACTTGTTCATATGGAAATACTCCTGATAAATACGCAATTGCCCAAGCGAAACAAACTAAGTTACTTGAATTACAGGCTAAATATTCTAACGACTTAGACATTGAGTTTCATTTAATCGATTGGATTAATTTAGACGCTAAACGCATATTTATTCCGGATAGTTTTGATTTTAGAATAAAATCAATTGGAATATATACAAATAAAGAAATTATTATTAAATCTATTAAAATAATTTTAGAAAAATTACTTCATATAAAAAATATTTATTCTGGAATTAATAATTTAATTCATCCTAGCGAAAATACAATTGAAAATTGTTTTGACATTACTCTTGTCGATGAAGATTTTACGATTGGTAAGATTATTGAATATTCTCTATATCAATTATATTATATAAATGACAAAGCGATTACATTCTGCGGATTTAATAAACCACATCCACATATAAATACCAGTATTATCAGACTAGCTTTTCCCACCGCAGTGGAGAAAAGTGTTGTTGTATCATATCTTAATAATAGTATTGATTTTATTATTACTTATTATAAAAAATTATTACCTCATTTTGGAGAATTAAATCCAGATGAAGCAATTGCGATTCAAAAATCAATACCCTTAGTCAGTCAAATTACAACAAACCCTCCGGTCTTATCAGCCGAACCCTCCGCCAGTAAAATTACAACAAACCCTCCGGTCTTATCAGCCGAACCCTTAGCCAGTCAAATTACAACAAACCCTCCGGTCTTATCAGCCGAACCCTCCGCCAGTCAAATTACAACAAACCCTCCGGTCTTCTCCGCAAAACAAAGTAAAAAATCGATTAGTAAATTATCAACCAAACCCCAATAATAATTATAATTTAATAATTATAATTTAATAAATGTTTACCAAACTCTCTTAATGAATAATTTAATGAATACATTAGTACCGGCGGGTCTAATTTATTAACATAATCTATTATATCTTTTTTTTTTATGTAATCACGATTTTTACACATTTCAAGATATATAGTATGAATATTAACCATATGTGTTGTAAAATTTTCGGAATAATTGAATAATGTACTATCTTTTTTTATATAACAACTGACATAATTTTTAAATAATGTATCTGTAAAACTATGAATATTTATTCTAAACTCTGAAAACTTTTTATTAAACTCCGGATAATAATGTAAATATTCTTTTACTTTATTATCGCGTCTTAAACATATATATTGAAATTGTAATTTATTATAATTACCTTCTAATGATTTTATTAATTTATAGGATGGCGCAATAATTTTACTTCTACATCCATCATAACTTTTAATCATCGTACCAATATTATAAAACGGATAATTCATACTTTCAAAATGATTATATAAAGTTTCAAAAGAATCAATCTTAAATCTTAATGGGAACCCTAAGTTAATAAATAAATGATCTAAATTTAATGTATTATACTTTTCCCTAGGAAGTTCATTTATAATTAGACCATTTATCTCATAAATTGAAATTAAATATAATTTAATTTGTTTCATTTGTAAAATTATTCGATTTTCAGGATGCTGCATCACAAATGAATACATATATTTTTTATCAAATAAGTTTACATCCAAAGCAAGATATTCACATATCTCGTTAAATAATACATCAAAGTTTTTTTGGCAGCTATTATATCGTACCTGACCCCCCACACTCGTTTTGGTTGCGATTTCCCATTTTTTTATATCATTATCATAAAATAAATTAATCATAGTTCCTTCTATAATTTCTTCTTGAAAACATTGAGATTCATTGTATAATTTTATAAAAAAGTTAAAATTAAGATATTTTGGCGGCGAAAAAACATTTATTTTACCATTACTAAAAATAATTGTTCTACATAAGCCTAATTTGGGATTATGTTGTAAGGAATCATTCTTATATGTTAAAATATGGTATATTTTATCATTATATAGCCATTGTTTATATATAAAACAATTCTTTTTTTCAATAGAATCTTTTATTGGATTTGTAATTATATCTTCTATATCCAATTTAATATTTTTCAAATCATATTGAATTGTATTATGTTCTAGTATATCCATTTAAATAAATTATTTAAATATCTTTAATTTAAATTCGTTATACATAATAATTTCTACTATAATATAAAGTAATGGTAGACACGTCTACAGAAAAAAATAATGTTCAATTAGAATTAGGAGATATTATTAAAATTATTGCCCCGAATAATCCTAATTTAAATTTACAACAATTTTATATAGAGTTCATTAATCAAGATAAAATAATACTTATTAATATCGAAAATCAAGAAAAAGTTAAAATAGATATAATAGAGGAAGAATTATCTGATACATCTATTCAACAAATTGAATTATTAAGTCGCGCTGAAACCGCCAGTTATGCCATTCAACATAATTTAGTACCGGGTGTCTGGATTGAAATTAATTTTAATACAGACGATGGTCTTATGATTAAAGGTGTTATAATTAATTTAGAAGAAGATATGATTGAAATTAAGAGATATCCAAATAATGATATTATATATATTGATTTTGCGTATCAAGGTATACCAGAAGATTTATTAATTCATACAATTTCTATAATAAATAATCCAGAGGACGAATATAGTTCAGGAGCTTTAGTAGAACAACCTAAAGTTTTATCAGAGTCTCAAAGTACTTCTATATTACTAGAGTCTGGTATTAATATGGAAGATGCTTCGCCTGAAATAATACAACAAAAAATTAAAGACGCAATTTTAGAAGGTAATCAAATTGACCTGGGAGAAGATTTAGAAGAAATTACAATTTTTGTGGACGTTCCAGATGACGAAAAAAGATACAGTATGGAGCAACAAACCGATGACCTTCTGGATGAATTACTTGGTGATGTACCAATTGCCCAGCGTACAAATCAGAAATTAAATGATATACATACTATAATTGAACGCTTTATTCAATTATATCAACAATATTCTATTTTTGATAAAAATAATAATGCTAATATGTTAGCTCCAATCAATAATAATTATAAACCGATTGTCAAAATATTATCTCATTTTAAAAAAAATGTGTCATGGTTTCTCCCGGTTTCTATTAATAAAAAAACTTTATATGATATTGATAAAACCATCATTGACGAATTAGAATCATTAACTATTAATAACTTACCCTTAGGCAGCGCTTTAGAAGATGAAAATGAATTATTTTCGGAGTTTTTAAAGAGACAACTAATTACTGACGATAATAACTATTATCATTATATTAATCAACTTAATGATTTATATACCCCATTTAAAGAAACTCATGACCCAACGAATAGCATTGTATCCTATAATGTCGCTGAAAATATATTATCAATCGTTAATAATCAAGACGATAACGAATCTTTTGTTGCGGAACATGATAAAGATTCACAAACAATAACAAAAAAAAAGTTTTTATTTGAAACGTATACTAAAGCACTGGAATATTTACCGAATAAATATAATTTAACAAAACCGGATACAATAACTCTTACTTCTATAATTACACTGACTGTACCATTTATTACATTTTATAAAATTACTCTACCGAGCACTAATATATTAGAAAAAGCAATATTAAATAATAATTATTTATACAATTATACGTTTCTTAATAATATTAAAATCAGTGAAAGTATCACGATCGATTCTCTGATTGAAACGAATGAAGTTACCGGGGAAGAATATGACGTAAATATTCCTAATCAAATGAAGAAAAATATGTTTAAGAATATACAACAATACTTTCTAGATGAAAGTTTATATAATGATTCCGGCAATGTATCTACATATGAACATTTTTTGAACCAAATATTGCCTACTAATACACAATGTTTTCATATTATTAAAAAAATATCAAATAAATGTTTATCAGTATATTCTATTCTTAAAGAATTAGAAATATTTCATATTTCGGAGTCAGATATTAATTTTACTTTTTTTAAAAAAATTTCGGAATGTATTACAAATAATATTCGTAATTATAAAAAAAGAGTGTCTGATAATATTATTTCTTACAAAGTTGATTCTTCTAAAAAATATAGCAAATCAATACCAAGTAAATGGTTTCAAATTTTAGAAAAAAATCCAGCACTTAATAATATTGTTCTTGAAGCATATAAATTAAAACCAACCCTTACTGATGCTGAATTATTTTCAACAATTTATAATGTTGATAAGGGTGATTTATTTACAATATCACTCGTTAGAATTAATTTAGATTTACAAACTACAAATCTTCTTGAAGAATTTGTTGAAAAATACAAACAATCCATTCTTACTAAAAATAAAGAGACAAATGATTGTAAAATTATTACTAAAGAATATGACACATTAGAAACTCTAGAAATAGATAATGGCAAAGATATATACGTTGACCCTATTTATGATGTTACAGATTATCATTTTATTGATACTTTCACGAAGGAACAACAAAAATTACCAAAAGAAACATTTATGCCATTACTGATTGATTCCCTGGTTAAAACAAAATCAATTACAATAGAACAAGCGACCCTTCAGGCAAATAATATAATTAATAAACAAACAGTAGTACAAAATGGCGATTTTGCTTTATTAAGTTTAGTAGACCAAATACCGCAATATTATATTAGGCAAAATAATATTTGGGTTTTAATAGATATTGGTACAAATGTTGAAATTAAAAAGAATCAATTGTTCTGTAATTTACAAAGTGAATGTTTTTCAGATAAAAATAATTGTAATACTTTTAATATTACGGAGGCTAATTTAAATGAAAATATATTACAACAAATATATAAAGAGTTTGATAATACATATGAAAAACATGCGGAAATAATACGAAAAGATATTGATTCTATAATTGAACAAAATATTTTAAGAATTAAATTATTGAAACGTTACGAAGTAAATAATTTTTATAAATATGATACGCTTAAAAGAAATATTGGCGACTTATTAAATGACGAACCCGAATTAACTATTTCATCTCCCTATGAAAAATTACGTGATATGATACTAGGACAAGATGATTTTGTTAAACGCAATCATTTTATACAAAAATTTGTTTTATTATTTACAAGAATCGCGTTTGAATCTGAAGATAGTAATTGGTTATATTGTATAAAAACTGGAAATAAACTATTGCCATTATTTATTAGTACTTTAGCAAGCAAATTTATTTCAGGATGCGACTATTTATATGAATTAGATGTTATTGTAACAAATCAAGGAACAATTAGCGATGATGGAGATACGTTTGTCGACAAATATAGTGGTTATTTTATAAAAAAAATCGAGTTTGACACGGAAGAAGGATTTACAGAAGAAGGATTTAAACTTAAAACTAGAGAGAAAATGGAAAAAGATTTAGGCGACCAAATTTTAGAACAACCGGACGATTCATCTAAAACGATTGAGCCATTAACTAGCGATGGCAAACTAATTTATAACATAATAAATACAATAACCGGTCCTACTGGTATGGGAATTAATATTAAAAATCAATATAAGTTTATTATTGATAATGTTCTTTTACTATATAAACAATTAATTCCAACTGAACAACAATACAAAAAAATGACGGCAAAAGCAACGCAAACACAAAAACCAATAGCCAGCTTTGATGACCTAGTCGGAAGACCGCTAATAATACTTACTTTTATTTTTATATCGATTGCTATACAAACCAATATTCCAAGCATTGAAACTAGTAAAACATTTCCAACCTGTATTAAAACATTTGAAGGAAATCCTATTTTGAGCGATGATATTGCTCCGATTACATATATTGCTTGTATTGCACGAAAAATGAGATCTATGGAATATCCTTGGTCGTCAATTTATAATCTTAAAGAAGACAAGATTGTTTTTCAAGTCAATAATTTATTACACTCCGATAAGTTTAACATCTTAAAAAATCCTTCTGTTAAACTAAAAATGTATGAGAAACACCAATATAACAAAACTAAAAGAAAAGATATTAAATTTGATTTATTAATTATTGAAAATATACGAGATTTCTTTCCGCCACTATTACCATTTACTATAAAAGCGTATCCATTAGCGGACGGATTTGAAACATCTCTTAATAAAAATATTAAAACTGGAAGTTCTATGCAAATAATTCAAATTAATATAATAAAAACTAAAATAATACAATTTAGTTTGGCAATTCAGGAAAATATAAACAAAATTATAGTAAAACAAACTCCTTTAATTAATAGCAAATCCGGTATTACTTTTATGGAAAATACCTGCTGTAATTCTACAAGTTCAGATACTCATAAATATTTTACAGAAATAGATCCTATATTAACACAAAATAATAATATAGTTATTCGTTTATCAGAGATTTTGCGCAATGTACATAGTAGTTTAATTGCACCATTGCTTTTTGACCCACGCGATTCCAAATATTATTACCCAGAGTTATCCAAGTCGTTTTCGATTGATACTATTTATCAAGCATTTATAGTTTTTTGTAAAAATAAAACTCTTAGCTTTAACCGCGATATACAAGACGCATGTGGAATGTCTTCAATATTAATTAAATCTACCCAACCTATGAGCGAGCAAATTGCTGTACTAAAAACGAATGGTATTAATTATAGCGAAGAATTATTTCAGCAATTATTAACAACTGTTAATTTGAAAAATATAGTTGACGTTAATTTAAAATCTACCTCTCCGAATTGGATTGATTCCTTTTTTGATATATTAAATCAATTAAAAGAGAAGTCAGATGAATATATA